TGATGGTAAGACTGAAGCAGAGTTAATCGCTGATCAAGGTATTATGATGCCGTCTGACGATTCTTTTGCTCGCGCTGAAGCTGACATGAGCGGCTTGGACATCTTATCTGATCAGAACAATCAGACCGATTCCGGTTCTGAGGACACTGGAGCAGCTACAACTACCGACATACCTACCGAGCAAGATATCAATCAGGCTGCGTCTACTGAGACTGGTCAGAGTGGTACTGACTTGTATTTGTCGGCTATGGCGAAGGTATCTGATCCTAACTACGATCCTAATAACAGCAACTTAACTGAAGCAGAGCAGCGTGCTTTGTATGGTGCTCGCGGCCAGACACCGAATGCGGCTGAGACGGCTTATCTAAATGACTTGTTGAGTAATGCGCGTCACGCGAAGGACAGCGAAATAATTGGTGCTGACGGGGAGCCGATTTACAAGGCTGGTGATTATGTGACGGCGCAGAGCTTTGGCGACAAGCTAGGTGATTTTGCGGCTAGTGCTTTTGATCTGTTTATTAATCCATTGAGCGTCTTTGGCGAGGACTTTACGATTGTTGGTCAAAACAAGAAGTATGTTCAAGAGCAGCTTGATGCTTACAAGAATGGCGGCACGTTTGTTTACGACGATGATGGCAAGACTGTTGTTGGCATTGCGGAAGCTAACTATGACGCTGATAACGATGGTCAGAACGACACGGTAGTTCTTTACGACGAAGATGGAAAAATTCAGGTTACTGGCGACGCTATTGGTGTAGATGATGTGAAAACATCTAATGCGAATGCTGACGGTGAAGAGTTTGACATTGATATTGTAGATTCTGATCGTGGCTACACAAACACTGAGGACGGCGTGGTTACAACAACGTCTACAGTAGGAGTTGATAATGACAACGACGATAACATTCCGATTTGTGAAGAGGGCTTTGAATTTGATCCAGTAGAGGGCATTTGTATGCCTATTGATGAAATAGGTGACGGCACAGGCAAAGTTAAACTCAAGCCGCGAATACCATTGCCGGTGATAGACGACCCTGCTCCGCCTGAAACGTCTCTGCCTAAAGTGGGTGGACTAACCATTCGTCGCCCGAGCTTTAACAAGGGCGGAGTTGTAACGCGTAACATTGATAAGTTTGCTAATGGCGGTGTTGTGACTCCCAATATAGACAACTTCATGAGTGGCATGAGATAATAGGATGAATGACCTTAGCGACTTTTCCAAGTTTCTAACTGACGAGGAGTTAGCTAAGGTTGCTCCTATGTTGGAGCGTTTAAAGACGCTTGACGACCGCAATACGAAGCAGGGCGGTTTTATGGATTTTGTGAAGCATGTTTGGCCTCAGTTTATTGAGGGCAGGCATCACAAGATTTATGCACAGAAGCTGCAAGATGTGGCTGACGGTAAGTTAAAGCGGCTTATTGTTAACATGCCTCCGAGACATACGAAGTCTGAGTTTGCGAGTTATTTGTTTCCAACTTGGTTGATGGGTCGTCGTCCTGATTTGAAAATTATTCAGGCGACTCACACGGCTGAGTTGGCTGTTGGTTTTGGTCGCAAGATCAAGAACTTAATCGAGAGTGAGGATTTTAAAGATGTTTTCCCGAATGTCAGCTTGGCTAGTGACGCTAAGGCGAGTGGTCGTTGGAGCACTAACGGCGGTGGTGAGTATTATGCTGTGGGCGTGGGGGGCGCTCTTGCTGGCCGTGGTGCGGATTTGGCTATCATTGACGACCCTGTTTCGGAACAAGATGCGTTAAGTGTAACGGCTTTAGACCACATTTACGATTGGTACACATCTGGTCCACGTCAGCGTTTGCAGCCCGGTGGTGCGATTATCATTGTTATGACGCGTTGGTCGATTCGTGATTTGACTGCGAAGGTTTTAAGCAAGCAGGGTGAAAAGGGTGCTGACAAGTGGGAGGTTGTGGAGTTTCCTGCGATCATGCCCTCTGGTGAGCCTTTGTGGCCTGAGTATTGGACGCTTGATGAGTTAGAGGGTGTTAAGGCTTCTATTCCTGTTGGCAAGTGGAATGCTCAGTACATGCAGAACCCTACTGCTGAAGAGGGTGCGATTATCAAGCGTGAGTGGTGGCAGATGTGGCAGAAGGAAGACCCTCCTGCGTGTAGCTATATCATTCAGAGTTATGATACTGCGTTTAGTAAGAGTGACCGTGCTGACTACAGTGCGATTACGACTTGGGGTATATTTCACAATGAGGAGACGCGTCAGGATGATATTATCCTTTTGGACGCGGAGCGTGGTCGCTGGGAGTTTCCTGAGCTAAAAGAAGCGGCTTTAGAGTCTTATAAGCTCTATGAGCCTGACATGGTTTTGGTTGAGCAGAAGGCGAGTGGTATGCCTTTGACGCAGGAATTGCGCCGTATGGGAATTCCCGTGACGCCGTTTACTCCGAGCCGTGGTGCTGATAAGTTTACGCGTATGCACGCGTGTGCGCCTGTGTTTGAGAGTGGTATGGTTTGGGCACCTGAGACTAATTTTTCTGACGAAGTTATGGAAGAATGTGCTGCTTTTCCCAATGGTGAACATGATGACTTGGCGGATTCGATGACACAGGCTATACTACGTTTTAGACAGGGTGGGTTTATCATGACTCCATCCGACTATGATGACGAAGAAGAGGCTGCGTTTATGCGGCGCAAGCGCGAGTATTATTAGGAGGCTGTTATGGCAGATAAACAAGCAATCATGAGGGCCTTGCAAGAGGCGATGGGCAGTTCTGCCCCTATGAAATCAAGGCGTCCTATGGCGCGTCCGAATATGATTGGTGCCAGTCCCAGCGGTGGTACACGCGGCATTGACCCTGCTGAGAACTATAGCCCAGAAGGTTTAATGCGTTTGCTCAATCAGGGCATGGGTGAGTCCGGTAAGACTATTTCTGACGCTGATAAGATGCGAGTCATGAATATGCTGCGGAAGAAAAGTGGCGGCATGAAGAAGCCTATGGGCTTTGAGAGCGGCGGTGCTGTTAGGACTAAGCGCACGAAAAAACCAAAGATGGGCTGTGTCATGAAGGGACGCGGCGGAAAATACAAAGGACAAAGCTAATGGCTAATTATGCAGATAAGAGAAAAAAGAAGCTCAAGACTTCAAAGGCCCGTTCTGGTGCTCAACTTTTTATGTCCGACGAGGCAAAAGAACAGATGCTCAATCGCCCGTCCCGAGGCGCGGAAATAGAAAGGTTAATTGACCGTTCTATTAAGAATAGGAGAAAAGAAGGGAAAATAACTCCCGAAGAGAGTGGCAAAACTTCAGCATACACTTATGGAGATATGATTGCTCGAAGTTACGGAAATGACGCCGCCATGAAGTACATGGAGGGCGGGGCTGTCAAGAAGTATATGGGCGGCGGTAAAGTCCGTGGCTACAAAGACGGTGGCGGCGTATGCCGTGGCGGTGGCGCTGCTGTTAGTGGCACTAAGTTTTCTGGAGTAAAGTAATGGCTAAAATCGTTATCAACATCGACATGGACGAGCTTACGTCTGGCATTAACCAAGTTGTTGATGACGAGGTTTTTGAGGGCGATGAAACGGAGGAGGACTTCATTTGTCCTCTTTCCACTCAAGATTCGAAAATCAACGATGAGAATCGTGAAGCTGCTATTCAGGACAATGGTTACGGCCACTCAGTTAAAAACTGGGAAAAGAAGAAGCAGATATGCGGCACTTGCGAATATTACAACATTCGCTCTAAGATGCTGGACTGTGTGCAAAGTGGCATTGGCATGGAAGATGGCGATGAAGTTGGGTACTGCGAAAAGTTAGACTTCACCTGCATGGCGGAGAATGTGTGTAACGATTGGGAAAAGGGTGGCCCTATCACCGATTTCGATGACGTTGACATTTATGAGCCGCTTGAGGGGAACGAAAAGGATATTTTCTAATGGCGATTGAGCGTGGACTAGGCGCGGGTGGTGCTCCAGAGGACCTTTTAATAGAGGCGTCTGTTGAGGACACTACGCGTATGCAGGAAATACCTGAACTTCCAGAAACTCCGGGCATTACTGAGTTTGATGACGGCAGTGCTGTTGTTGGCGAGTATGAAGAAGAGGCAGAGCCTGTACAAGATATTCCGTTTGACGGCAACTTAGCTGATGTGGTTGATGAAGATGTTTTGATGTCTATTTCATCTGATCTTGTTAGCTCGATTGAAGATGATTTTGCAGCACGTCAGGACTGGGAAGACACTTACAAAAAGGGTCTTGAGTTTTTAGGCATGAAGACTGAGGAGCGTTCTGAGCCTTTCGAGGGTTCTTCTGGCGTTATTCATCCGCTTTTGGCTGAGAGTGTTACACAGTTCCAAGCGCAAGCGTATCGTGAATTATTGCCAGCGACTGGGCCTGTTCGCACGGCTGTTGTCGGCGCACAGAATGACATTTTGGCTCGCCAGTCTGAGCGTGTTAAAGACTACATGAATTACATGATCACTTACGAAATGGAAGAGTACGATCCTGAGTTGGATCAGATGCTGTTTTATTTGCCTGTGATTGGTTCTACGTTCAAGAAAGTTTACTTCGATCCTTTGAAGGGTCGTGCGGTTAGCAAGTTTATTCATGCTGAGGATGTAATTGTGCCTTACGGCGCGACTGACTTGATTTCGTCTCCTCGCATTACGCACCGCTTAACTATGGATTCGAATGACATCCGCAAGTTGCAGCTTGTTGGGTTTTATAAAGACATAGACTTGCCTGATGCCGCTGGCTACGACGAAGCGAGCATGGGGGAAGTTGAAGAGTCAATTGATGATATTCAGGGTATTCACCCGTCTGGCCCGTCTGAAGAAATTACGCTTTACGAAGTTCATACGTCTTTAGACATCGAGGGCTTTGAAGATATGGGCGCTGATGGAGAGCCTACAGGCTTGAAGTTGCCTTATATCGTTACGGTTATCGCTGACAGCGGCGATGTTTTATCTGTTCGTAGAAACTATGATCCGATTGACCCAATGAAACGTGCGAAGCAATACTTTGTGCATTACAAGTTTCTTCCGGGTCTTGGGTTCTATGGGCTTGGCTTAACTCACATGATTGGTGGTTTGGCTCAGGCGTCTACGTCTATCTTGCGTCAGTTGATTGATGCAGGCACGCTCTCCAACCTTCCCGCAGGCTTTAAGGCTCGCGGTGCTCGCATTCGTGATGAAGACAACCCACTTCAACCGGGTGAATTCCGAGACATTGATGTGGTTGGGGGCACCCTGCAAGGCTCTTTGATGCCACTCCCCTTCAAGGAGCCTTCAGGGACGCTTTACAACCTGCTAGGCACGCTTGTTGATGCTGGCCGCAGGTTTGCGTCTATGGCTGACATGAAGGTCGGTGAAATGAGCGGTGAGACGCCCGTAGGCACCACGATGGCAATCATGGAACGTGGCACGAAGGTTATGTCCGCGATTCACAAGCGTTTGCATTATTCTCAAAAGATTGAGTTTAAGCTGCTTTCCAAGATTTTTGCAGAGACAGTTCAGGCTTACCCGTACCCTGCGGACATGCAGATGGGTCCAGAAATCTTTGTGCAGGATTTTGACCAGCGCATTGATGTACTGCCTGTATCTGATCCTAACATCTTTTCTATGTCCCAGCGCATTGCTTTGGCACAGACAGAGTTGCAGATGGTTCAGTCTAACCCAGAGATTCATGGCGGACCTCAAGGCTTGTATCAAGCATACCGCAAGATGTACGAGGCTTTGGGCGTAAACAACATTGATGGCATCTTGCCACCACCCCCGCCTCCACCACCTCCTGTGAACCCATCTAAGGAAAACCAGAACGCTATTATGGGCGCTCCTTTGCAGGCTTTCCCACAGCAAGACCACGAGGCTCACATAGAGGCTCACATGGCTGTGATGTCCTCTCCTGCTATGCAGCTTAACCCTAACGCCATTATGGCGCTGCAAGGTCACATACAGGAGCACATAGGGCTATTGGCTGAGGCGCAGGCCCAGCAAGAGGTTATGAGCCAGATTCCGCCTGAGCAAATGCAGATGATGCAGCAACAGGCAATGATGCAGCCACCCCCACCACCGGGTCAACCTCAGATGGACCCACAGCAAATGATGATGCAGCAAATTCAGCCTCAGATTGACGCTTTGGCGGCTCAGATTATTGCTGATCTTACTGAAGAGCTTGTGCAGGCTATGGAGCCTGAAGCACCAGAAAGTGATCCTTTGGTGGACATTCGCAATCAAGAGCTTCAACTGAAGGCCGCAGATTTGCAGCGCAAACAATTTGAGTTTGATGCAAAGCAGGCGTTCAACGAAGAAAAAGAGCGTAACGATGTATTGGTAGCGCAGCAGCGCATTGATGTTTCTGAAGCCGCTCTAGAAGACAAGACTAGAATTGCCGAAGAGCGCATTCAATCTCAACGCGAGATTGCCGCTCTTAACGCTTCAATGAAAGGTCAGTGATATGGCATCTTCTGTTAGAGAAAAAATGGCGCAACAGGAAAAAGAAAAAAAGGTGGCTCAACGCGCATCTGAAAATCCTGTAGCAATAGAAATGGTGAGGGCGCGTAATGACTCAGGGCACTTCGTCAAGGACGACCCAAGCACGCCAGAAAATGAGGCGTGGGTTGAAAAGCCAAAAGCCAAGAAAAAGCCTGCCGCAAAGAAAAAAGCCGCAGCCAAAAAAAATAAGTAGGTTTAGCAAAATAGCCAGACCCCAGATATTCCGAGGAATATTCTGACTTTCTGGTATTTGTACTTGTGTTTCCCGCACATTGCCATACTATATGTGGCATGGATGCTATACACTTAGTAGATTATTTGCTGAAAAGCATAAGAGAGCGTGATGCGCGTCTGAAGGACAAGCTCGCGGATGGTTCGATACAAACCTTTGAAGAGTATCGGTATATAGTAGGCGAAATACGCGGAATGGCCTACGTCGAAGACGAAATTAAAACCGCGATGAAAGGTATGGAGTACGCAGATGACTAGCAAGTTATTTGTGCCTGATCACGTTGCTAAGGCAGCAAAAAAGGCAATACAAGAAAACACATCAATACCAAAACCGCTTGATAATGCGTTTGGTAAAAGTGGCGAAGACAAAAACGCAGAAGACCCATCGACTATGGATACTTCTGCACTGGCGCGGCTACCACAACCTACAGGATACCGCGTTTTAATTATTCCCTATTATCCAAGTGAGCGCACAAAGGGCGGAATTATTGTTCCTGACGCCGTGCGTGAGCGTGAGTCGTTCGCAACAGTAGCGGCTTATGTTGTCAAGCTAGGTCCAGATGCCTATGCGGACGCCCAGAAGTTCCCAAATGGTCCTTGGTGTAATGAGAAAGATTGGGTTCTTATAGGAAGATATAGTGGAAATAGGTTCAAAGTGGAAGGTCTTGAGGTTCGTATCATAAATGACGATAATATTATCGCCACGATTCTTGACCCAAAAGACATTTCATATGTATAATGTAGGGGAGAACAAGGAACATGGCTATGGCTGAAGATATTCGTGAAGACGACGAATTTGAAAACGGCGCATCTGTTGAGGTCGAAGAGGACCAATCTGATGAGTACGAGGTTGCCGCATCTGATGAGGATAGCGAAGAAACCCGAACAAATGTTCGTAAAAAATCTAATGGCGATGATGAGCTTGAAAATTATAGCGAGTCTGTCCAGCGCCGTATTAACCAACTAACAGCAAAACGTAAGCAGGCGGCTGAAGAGGCTCAGGCTGCGGTTCAGTATGCTCAAAACATGCAGCAAGAAAACGCTCAAATGAAGCAGCGTTTGCAGCAAATGAGTGTTGGTTATAATTCTGAAACTGAAAACCGTTTGAAAGCTCAGGAAGTTCAAGCTACTCGCGCATACGCCGAAGCTAGTGAGGCTGGAGATTACGAAAAAGCTGCAAAAGCGCAGCAAGCGTTGTCTCAAATTGCCGTAGCTAAGGAAAAAGTTCGTGCGCAGAAGGCAAAACTTCAGCGCAATCAACAAATTGCTCAACAACAGCAACAACAAGCGCAGCAAGCTCTTCCGCGACAGCCTGCGCCTCAAGCACCACCGCCTCGTGATCCTAAGCTCGAAGGCTGGTTGGAAAAGAATTCTTGGTTTGGCAGTGACCGCATCATGACGCGCGCTGCTCAGGCTATTCATGAACAGCTTGTTCTTGAAGAGGACTTTGACCCTACGTCAGACGATTACTACAAAGAAATCGACTCTCGTATGCGCAGAGAAATGCCTCAGAAATTTAATCGGGAGAAGCGGTCCAACGCTCAGACTGTTGCTCCTGCGTCCAGTGGACGGTCAGTAAAATCAGGGCGGAAGAAGGCGGTGGAATTAACACCGGGACAAGTGGCATTTGCGAAAAAGATGAGGATTCCTCTTGAAAAGTACGCAAAAGAAGTCGCTAAAATTAGTAGTCGGAGAGATTAAAATGGCAGATCGTACACCACGCGAAACAAACACGCGGGAGCGCGCAGAGCGCGTTCAAGAATGGCGACCCGGTTCTGCTTTGGAAGCTCCTGAACCACCAATCGGTTATAAGCACCGCTGGATTCGAGAATCTGTAATGGAATTCGATGACAAAACTAACGTACACAAGAAACGGCAAGAAGGCTGGGACCTCGTTCGCGCTGAGGAATATCCCGAATATGTAGGGCCTGTAGTAGATGAGGGACGCAACGCTGGCATCATTGGTGTTGGTGGACTTGTTCTCGCACGCATCCCCAACGAAATGGCTGAACAGCGGAATAAACACTATCAAGGTGTTTCTAAAAACCAATTGGACGCAGTGGATCGTGACTGGATGCGTGAAAACAATCCAGCTATGCCGAAGCTGAGTCCGCAACGTAAATCTTCTGTCTCTTTTGGCGCTGCCAAGGGCAGATCATCTGAAGGATAATAAGCTATGTCTAATCAAGACGCTTCTTTTGGCCTTCGTCCAGTTCGTACAAGTATTAGTTCGCAGCAGCAGAATCGCTACCGCATTGCTTCAAGCTACGCAACTGCCATTTTCCAAGGCGATCTTGTCGCAATGGTAACAGGTGGTGGTATTGAGCGTGTTGCAGCAGGAGGATCAGGTTTGATCCTTGGCGTATTCAACGGTTGCTTCTATACTGATCCAACAACTGGCAAGCCAACATATGCAAACAGCTACCCCGGTGGCGTTGCTGCTTCCGACATCATGGCAAATGTTATTGATGATCCGGGTGCAACATTCGAAGTACAAGCCAACGCTGCTTTCCCAGTAGCTGATTTGGCTGGTAACTTTGACATCGTTGACCAATCCCCAGTAGGAGATACCACATCTGGTACTTCTCGCTTGGAATTGGCTGTGTCTACTGGCGCTGTGACGGCAACATTGCCGTTGAAAGCCATCGACATTTCTCAAGACCCTGAGAACAGCGATGTTTCGTCTGCGAACACTAACGTGATCGTAAAAATCAACAATCACCTGTTCAGTGCTGGCACTGCGGGTCTGGCATAAGGAGACTGAGTTATGGCTATTTCACGTTCACAACTGGTCAAAGAGCTAGAACCGGGCCTCAACGCTTTGTTCGGCATGGAGTATGATCGCTATGAAGGCGAGCACGCTGAAATCTTTGATACGGAAACATCAGACCGTGCATTCGAAGAAGAAGTTATGCTCGTCGGATTTGGAAATGCTCCAACAAAATCAGAGGGTTCTGGGGTTGAGTTCGACAATGCAAACGAAGCATATACTGCACGTTACTCACATGAGACCGTTGCATTAGCTTTCGCATTGACCGAAGAAGCAATCGAAGACAACCTGTATGACCGTCTTGGTGCTCGCTATACGAAGGCGCTTGCGCGTTCTATGGCACACACTAAGCAGGTTAAAGCGGCGGCAGTATTGAACAACGCGTTCAACTCTAGCTTCGCTGGTGGTGACGGCGTTGAGCTTTGCTCGACTGCTCACCCACTTGCAGGTGGCGGCACTTTCCGCAACGAGCCATCAACAGCGGCTGATCTCAACGAAACATCGTTGGAAAATGCGTTGATTGACATCTCGACCTTCGTAGATGAGCGTAACATGATTATCGCTTTGCGCGGCACAAAAATGATCATTCCACCACAACTGCAATTCGTTGCAGATCGTTTGTTGGAATCAACATTGCGTGTTGGCACAGCCGATAATGATGTAAACGCAATTCGTAACATGGGTATGCTTCCAGAGGGTTACACTGTTAACCACTTCTTGACAGACCCAGATGCGTTCTTCATCAAGACTGACGCGCCTAACGGATTCAAGCACTTTGAGCGTTCGCCAATGCGGACAAACATGGAAGCTGACTTCGACACAGGCAACATGCGCTTTAAAGCTCGTGAGCGTTATAGCTTCGGCTATTCCGATCCACGCGCAGTATTTGGTTCACCCGGAGCCTAATTCGGTTGAAACGTCATTTGAAAGGGGCTGCTTCGGTGGCCCCTTTCTTTTTTCTTTCTTTGTGTTATTCTGAACTTGAGTAATAATGCTCGGTATATATCCATATGTTTTGCACGCATATGGAGTTGACCTCGGACACGAGAGGAGAAAAACATGGCAACTACACATTTTTCAGGCCCAGTACAGTCAACCAATGGCTTTGAGGTTCCAGTTGTAACAACTGCTAACTTACCTGCTTTTGCAGATACTACTGTTGGTACTGTTTACATTGTCAGCGACAATGGCGCAGGCAACAACGAATACTGTTTAGTAATCAATACAGGAGCCGCTTGGGTTACTGCTGTTGGCGCTGCTCTAACATAATAGGAGGCGTTTATGGCAGGTCCAGTAAAAGCATATAATTGGACGCAGGGCACTACTGCTGCTGTTGTTGGCGACTCACGTTCGCGTATCCGTCAGATTGTAATTTACGCGGCTGCGGCTGGCGCATTCACAATCAAGAACGGTAGCGCGTCTGGTGATACGCTGATTACACAGACATTCCCAACAGGGATTCATCATTTGAACATTCCAGATGATGGCATTCTTGCGACGAATGGCGCTTATATAAGTGCGTTCACAGGTGCAAGCAACCAATTGACAATCTTTTTGTCATAAAGAGGGTTGGATGGCTAATTATCGTTCCATAACACAGATTGGAACATCTGAGCCATTTGAGCTACAGGTGGCCCGTGGTGATATTACGGGCCATACTGCGCTGTTTAAGTACGGCTACAATCCACTGATTGTTAACGTAGAAGAAACTATATGGGATGTTGGTGGAATCTACGCATATCCAACTTCTGCGGTAAAAATGACAGCAACTTCTGCGGGTGGTGCTGACGATGAGTTCGTTGAAATTACCATGGTGGGACTCGACGCGGACTATAACGAAGTAAGCGAAGTCGTGGTTTTGGATGGAACTGGATTCGCAGAATCTGATACGTTTTTCTTGCGCCTCTATAGAGCTTTTGTTTCTGGATCGCAGGCACCGACTGGAAACGTCACGATTGCCAATTCTAGCACGACGTATGCACAAATTACGTTAGGTGAAAATCAAACCTTAATGGCTGTTTACACTGTGCCTGCTGGGCATACTTTGTACGTCACAGAGGGCATAGCTACTCACGGGACAGATACTTCTGGTGCGTTTATGACTGTGCGTTTTTTGACTCGTAGAAATAACGGTGTTTTCAGAACTAGCGTTAAAGTGGATATTATTGGCGGTGAATTAATTTTCCCCTTCACGCAGCCTTTGAAAATTGAAGAAAAGACCGATGTAGAAGTTAGAGCTAAGTGTAGCAAAAACCAAAACAATGCGATTAGTGCGGTCTTTCAGGGTGTATTGATTAAAAACGAGGATTGGTCCTGATGGCTCGTAAAAAAGAGAATCCAATACGCAAAACCACTGGTAAAGGCGGTAATTACCGCAAAACCAAGTCTGGCGCGGGTATGACCAAAAAAGGTGTGGAAGCCTACAAAAAAGCTAATCCCGGTTCAAAATTAAAAACTGCTGTGACTGGTAAGGTCAAAAAGGGCAGCAAGGATGCCAAGCGGCGTAAATCCTACTGCGCTCGTTCGGCAGGTCAAATGAAGAAGTTCCCAAAAGCGGCAAAGGACCCTAATAGTCGCTTGAGGCAGGCGCGTAAGCGTTGGAAGTGTTAATATGGCTATAGGCCGCTCACAGATGGCGCAGCAAGTGACCAAGCCGCCTATGAAGAGGAAGAAAAATGCCAAAGGACGCGTGCTACAAAAAGGTAAAAGCAAGGTACAAAGTGTTCCCAAGCGCATACGCAAGCGGCGCAATCGCAAAGTGTCGTAAAGTAGGTGCTAAAAACTGGGGAAACAGCAAGAAAAAGCCTGTAAAGAAGGCTATGGGTGGCGCTATTGGGCCATCTAACGAGTATCGTAAGCGTCCAGTGCGTCGTATGATGGCTGGTGGAGAGGTTATCGCGAATGGATGCGGTAAGGTTGCCTCAAATCGCCGTAAAGTAACGAAGATGAGCTAATGGCTGTTAGAAAAACGAAAAAAGGCGCTGCTTTAAAGAGATGGTTCAAAGAGGACTGGAAAGATGTCCGCACTGGTAAAGCCTGTGGTCGCAAAGAAGGCGAAAAGCGAGGAACTCCTTACTGCCGACCAAGCAAGCGCGTTAACTCAAAGACACCCAAGACCGCTTCAGAGATGACAACGAGCGAAAAGCGTAGTAGAGTGGCACAAAAGAAGCGACTTGGACAGCCTGCTGGCAAGCCAAAAAGAGTTAAGTCTCTTAAAAGGAAAAAGAAATGACTGTATCTGGATCAACAGACTTTGAATTAGATGTTGCCGATTACGTCGAAGAGGCGTTTGAGCGTTGTGGGCTAGAAGTTCGTACAGGATACGATCTCAAGACCGCCAAGCGTTCTATGAACCTAATGTTTGCTGACTGGGCCAACCGTGGCCTTAATCAGTGGACTATATCTCAAAGAAACTTGGCTTTGGTCTCTGGTGATGGAGAATATGACCTTGGAACGTCCACAATTGACGTTCTTTCGCTTGTGGTGCGCCGAGACGGCACAGATTACGCCTTAGACCGCATTAGTCGTGACGAATACCTTAATATTCCTACTAAATCGACAACTGGTCGCCCTACTCAGTATTTTATCGACAGACAGATCAATCCTGTCTTAAAATTGTGGCCTTTGCCCGATAATAGCACTGATGTAGTGTATTATGACTCTCTAATACGGCTAGATGACGCCGATAATTACACAAATACACTGCAAGTTCCGTTTCGATTTTACCCTGCTTTAGCGGCTGGTTTAGCTTATTATATCAGTATAAAACGCGCTCCAGACCGCTCTCAGATGCTAAAATCAGTGTATGAAGAGGAAATTGGGCGCGCTATGGACGAAGACCGTGACCGTGCATCGTTCCGCGTTGCACCAGATTTAAGGAATTATCGTTATGTCTAAGTATGCCACAGGAAAGTGGGCATATGGCATATCTGACCGATCTGGCTTCAGATACCGCCTAAAAGACATGCGCAAGGAATGGAATGGACTTCTTGTGGGCAAAGATGAGTGGGAAGCCAAGCAACCACAGCTTGAGCCTCTTCGAGCCACTCCTGATCCCCAAGCATTGCGAAATCCGCGTCCTGAACAGAACGTGCCTCAGCAAGACAATATACAATGGGGATGGAATCCTGTAGGATTGACGTATGATGGTGGGCTAACGCCTAATAATTTGGTAGCTACTGGCTCTGTTGGTAGTGTGACGGTGAGCATAACATGAGCTTTACATACGCAGAACTGAAGACAGCGATTCAGGATTACACTGAGAACACAGAGACAACCTTTGTGAATAACTTAGATGTTTTTATCAAGAATACTGAAGAGCGTATCTTGAAGATTGCTCAGTTAGAAGTGTTTCGAAAGAACCAGACGGGCAATATGACTCTTGGAAACCAGTATTTGGCACTTCCTAGCGATTATTTGGCTCCATTTAGCCTTTCATTTACATCGAATGGCAACAAAGAGTTCGTCTTGTTTAAAGATGTTAACTTTGTTCAGTCATTTAACCCGAACAATTCTTCGACTGGCGCACCTCGATACTACGCCCAGTTCGATATAGAAAACTTCATATTGGGTCCCACGCCTGACGCAGCGTATGACGTTGAGCTTCATTATTTCTATCGCCCTGCAAGCCTAACATCTGGGGGTGATAGTGGAACTACATGGTTGAGCACAAATGCTTCTGTAGCGTTGCTTTACGGCAGTCTGATCGAGGCTTACACCTTTATGAAGGGTGAGGCTGACTTGGTGCAGAACTATACCCAGAGATTTACTGAGGCTCTATCTCGTGTTAAAAACTTTGGTGAGTCACAAGAAGTTACAGATGCGTACCGCACTGGGCTAATCTTGAGAGAGAAAACATAAGGAGACTAGAAATGGCATTTACAGGTAACTATATGTGCACATCTTTCAAGCAAGAAATCTTGGAAGGTTTGCACGACTTTAACGTAGGCGCGAATGCCTACAAAATTGCGTTGTACGACAACACCGCAACGCTTGATGCTTCTACGACGGTATATACAACTTCCGGTGAGATTAGCGGCACAGGCTATTCTGCGGGTGGCGGGACGCTAACAAACATTGATCCTACAACTTCTGGAACGACTGCGTTTTCTGACTTTGCTGATTTTACCTTTACAACAGCAACGATCACAGCGCGTGGGGCACTGATTTACAATTCTACAAACGGCAACCGTGCGGTTGTTGTACTTGATTTTGGTGCTGACAAAACGTCAACGGCTGGTGACTTCACAATCGTATTCCCAACAGCGGACGCATCTAACGCCATCATTCGTATCGCGTAAGGTCTAGTTTATGGCCTCGTCAACTCTATATGAAGGGTGGGGTCGATCCACTTGGAGTGATGGTTCTTTTGGCACTCCTATCCTCAAGGTTTTTGTGGACGGTGTTTCCGCCACAGGAGCGGTGGGGTCTGTTTCGGTTATTGCCGAGGCCAATGTTGACGTAACGGGCTTAGAGGCGACAGGCGGCGTTGGCACAGTAACGGCGACTGGTCAGGCCAATGTCCCGGTAACGGGGCTTGAAGCCGTTGGCGGCGTTGGCAGTGTTTCGGTTGTTGCCGAGGCTAATGTATTCCCAACAGGTGTTGAGGCTACGGGTGAGGTTGGCACTGCTGCTGTTGTGGGTGGAGCGAATGTTCCTGTTACTGGACTTGAAGCAACAACAGCAGAGGGCGGCGTTGTTGTTGAGGCAGACGCAACTGTAGAGATACCAAGCGGACTACAGGCTCAAGGTTTTGTCTACGGCGGCTTTATTGAGGTTATTGCGGGCGCTAATGCGCCTGTTACAGGATTAGAGGCGACAGGCACTGTTGGCTCCGTTATCGTGGAAATTGTTGTCAATGTTAATGTCACTGGTGTTGAAGGCACAGGTGAAGTTGGCGAAGTTTCAATCACAGCAAACTCAGATGTTCTTGTAATTGGCGTCGAAGGAACTGGCGAGGCAGGTCAAGTTCTTGTATGGGGACGTATTGTTCCAAATCAAAATCCGGGTTATAGTCCCGTAACACCATCTTCTACCCCTGCGTGGAGTGACGAAACACCGTCTCAAACTCCAAGCTGGGATGACATAGCAGCATAGGATCGAAAAATGCCTAGTACATATACATTAAACAACGGTATCGAGCTTATCGGCACAGGCGAACAGTCCGGTACATGGGGCGATACAACGAACACAAACCTAAGTCTTTTGGATACGGCTCTTGACGGTCAGGTTACTGTCACATTGCCGAGTGCGGGGACATCTGGTTCTCCGAACCCTCTAGCGATTACAGACGGTGAGGCGTCCGATGGCCGAAACCGCATGGTTACATTTGCCGACGGCGGCGACTTGGGCGCGACGGCTTTTGTGCAGTTGACGCCGAACGACTCTGAAAAGATCATTTATGTGCGCAACAATCTGGCAGGA